CGCGTGAAATAGCCATTTATTTACTCCTTACAGACCAACGGCGTTGGTATAGCTGTGGTAGCCGGGGTTGATCTTCACAAACACGTCGGTGTATGCGTCGCCAACAACTGAGAAGCCAACCATGTTGGGGAAGCCCACAACGCGGAAAGCAGCAGTAGTTGTCACGGCAGAAGAGCCAGCAACCACAGAAGCGGTGGAGTTACCAGTAGACGTGCTACCAGTGGCCACAGCACCAGTTGAGAAGAACAAGTTTGAGCCGACGGCGGCCTGTGTCACTTGACCAGCAGACTGGACTTGGAAGATAACATCAGGGTCATCCACGACGTAGGCGTTCACCACACCAGTCGTACCTGTTGGGTAGTACTGAGAGTAGATCACTTGACCTTGCGCGTTGATGTATTGGCAGCCCACGAACACACCAACGATACCGGTGTTAGCAGAGCCAACAGGGAAACCGTTTGTAGTTGCGTCAGCGCCAGTGGCAGTAGCCACGGCCAAATAGCCAGACGAGTTCACGTACACGGGCGAACCGTTGTAAATGTTTGCGGCTGAGCCTGCTGGGTCAATCACATACTGGCGTGTGCTGCCAGCATAAGGAAGACCGCCCAGCTCGTTTACGGGTTTCAAGCCGTATGGAGAAGCGATAGATGCCATTTAAGGACTCCTTGATTTACTTAGAACCTGAACCAAAACCGCCGCCGCGACTCGTTGTGGACTTGCGGTCCGCAAAAAGAGGCATACGAGGGTCGTTGTTTCGCATGAAGTGGTTGTCCACTGATTCCATCTGGTTCTGCGCCTGTTGGTTGTAGTACTCATCACGGGCACGGGCTTGTTCGGAAAGCATCTTGCAGAGCATGAGGCCACCAATTTCCACGTTCCCAGACTTTTCGTTGCCGAACAGTTGCAGTTCTGGATGGTCCTCTGCCTTCACCGGTTGCCAACCTTCGCGCATCTTGCGAGACACGTTAGATGGGTCAGCCTGTCCAAGCACGTGAGTCGCAATCCAGCGATACACATAACCGGGTTCAGGTGTTGGGTCGGGCAGAGATGTCGGCGGTACGTATACAGCACGAACATTTTTTTCGCGTGAGGTCAGATCACGAGGGGTACGGTTTTCAGCCATTTGATTTCTCCATTTTTGCCAATTCGGCGGCATATTGTTGAGGGGTAAGTCCAAACTTCTTCGCAAGTGCTACTTGCGTTTGGGTCAATTGGATTTTCTTCGCGCCCGTAGAGCGCGTCGCACCTGCAACAACCGTCGCTGGTTTCTTGGAGACTTCACCGGACCTCGGCTTGTCTTCGTCAACCCCGAGAATCTCAGGGAACTTTGACTTCATGCGAGCATCAATTTGCTCGAAATAGGCTTCGCTCGTTGGAGTGATGCCTGAGTTCACTAGCTTTTGGTGCAGCCCTAGCGCGTAGCTGGTAACTTCTTCGTACCCCGCAGCACCGAACCACTGGTTTTTGGCTTGCCAGCGCAAGGTCTTTTCGTCCGGTTGCACGCGTTGGGGTTCGCGATGTGCAGTTTGTACCTCAACTTCACGCTCTTGTAAAGGGGTTGGACGAAATTTATTTGCATCAGCCATTTTCATCTGGGCTGCCATCATGGCCGCTTGGGCCTCAACCATGGCATCAGCATCAAAGGCTTCGTGCGCTTCCTTGTACTTGCGCTTGGCTGACTCCAGCTCTGTCTCGGCCAAAGTCTTGGCTTGCGACATGTACTGCTCGGTGCCATTGTGCAGGTTTTGCTTGAGACGCTTGTTGTCGTCAATCAGCTGTTGTGTGACCCGCTCAAGTTCTTCCTTCTCGCGCAGGATAGCCTCTTTGGCGCGACGTTCGTCGTGGCGCGCATGCGTCAGCTCCTTGATGCGCTTCTTCACGCCATCAGAGTACGAGTCGATCTCGTCTTCAGATGGGTCGGCCACCTCACGCTCCAATGGCTTGCGGCCACGGTCTGGCGCGGGGGTGTCGTCAACAATTTCAATCTCGAAGTCGTCGGATTCAGTCGATTTGATTTCGCCGCCGGCGGCGGCTTTCTTCTCTTCGATCTCGTCCGGGAACTCGAACTCGTCGTTCATGCTCATAGGTTCTCCTTAAGCGCGCGTAATACCGCGCGGGTCCATCACAACAGCTTCTACCTGATCGTCATTGAGCAGGCGGAATTCTTTTCCGAAAATTTTGAAACGCGTACCGGAATACGTACGCACGAGCACGAAGTCACCTTCCTTGCACCACGCGCCTGCGGGGAACTTGGTTGTGTCTTTGTACGCGTCCGGCCCCACACGCAGCACGAACAGCACGGTGGTGCCGTGTTCTTCGTTACGCATGCTCGCAGCATCACGAACCAGATCGAGGGACGTGCCCGCAATCTTCTCGTCTACTTCTGGGACCACACAGAGCAGCTTCCAACCTGTTGGCGTCGGCAGTGCACCTGCTTTGGTTTCGTTGTCAGCACCCTCGTCCGGCGCGTCGACCGGTTGAATGTGCTCTGGTAGCGCGATGCCTGGTGGCAGGATGATTCCTGCTTCGTTAGCTGTCGTCATTGGCTTTCTCCACTTTCTTTGCAAGGTCGATGATGTATTGCTCTGCGATAGCAAGACCCTGAATCACACCGCAGAGTTTTTGATACTGGTCGAACGACTGGCAGACCCCGCTGGCGAGGTCGTCACAGTAGTTGTTCATATCTTGGCGTACTTGTTCGCGCAGTACGCGTGCGAATTCGGAAATCATTTAGCTGGCTTCTCCTGTGGTTGTTGTGGTTTTGCCTTCTCGTGCTGGCTCCGTGCGATCTCGATGCCCATGCGGACACCGTCTCGTTCTTGGTCAGCTTGGATTTTGTCTGCTTGGCCGGCGGCCATGACAGCGAGCTTCTTCTCCTCCAGCTGGTGCTTGTCGGCGAGAGCAGCGGCGTCGATCTGGAGCTTCTTCTCCTTGACCGTGACCTCGCGGTCCTTGATGGCCAGCTCTTGCTGCTGCATTTGCACAACAGGGTCTTGCTGTTGCTGCTGGGCTTGTTGCTGGGCAGCCTGAGCTTGGCTCTGCTGCAACACCTGCTGCGCGGCTTGGGCCATCATGCTCGACAAGGCCAACTCGACTTCCGGTGGGAGCTTCTCGTCCTCGGGTGGCAACGCCACACCCATCTGCTGCTCGATCTTTTGGCGGTAGGCGAAGCCAACGTGCTCAGCGATGTGCGCCATGGCCGCGCCTTGAATCTGGGCAGCCTTGGGGCTCTGGCCGATCAACTGGGCAATCGTGGGGTCCTGCATGGCCGACATATGCACCTTGATGTGCGACTCGTGGTCTTGGTACATGAACGCCTTGACCGGCTCACCCTTGAGGATGGCCATGTTCTCGGCCACAGGGTCTTTCGGTTTCTGGTCGTCTTGTAAGGGCACGAGCTTGTCTGCGTTCTTGATGCCCAACACTTCAAGCATCTTGCGGTGCAACTGAGGCAGGTCGTAGATGTCCGGTGCCATCTGGGCCATCTGGATGACGGCTTGGTACTGGATGACGCGCTGGGACATGGTCGCAGCATTGGGGTCGCTCACAGGAATGATGTCGACGTGGTTGTAGTCGGACTTCTTCGCGCGCGGGCTGCCGCTCTCTGGCTCGTACGTGTACTCGTCGTCGCTGTAGTCGCGGATAATCTCAGCCAACAACTTCAGTTCTTGCTTCAAGGCAAAGTGCACGCGCGCTTGCACGGCCGTCATCACCTTCAACTGACGCTCAAGCAAAGCAAGTGTCGTGCCCACTGGGGCCTGCGCGCTCATGTCCGAGGTCTTCATGTCCGCGGTAGAAGCGAAGCGACGACCTTCCTCGACGATCTTGTCCATCAAAGCAGCCAGAACCGCTGAAGGCTCCTTGTAAGGCAACGGCAAGATGTTGTCGCGCATCGCGCCTGAGCCGACGTCTACATCGCGCCACTCGCCCGGTGCAATTGGAGTGTCATCACCCTTGATGCGAAGTCCCCGTGACTTGAGACCGCCGGGCAAGTTAGACAGCGTTCCAGCGTCCACCAGTTGACGCATGATTGACGTCGCTGATTTGGCGTAGCCTCCGATGAGATGGAACAGACCGAAGCCATAGGCACCAAAACCCGGTATGTACTGGTAGTGCACGAAGTGTTGGCGCTTGAGTCGGAGCTCATCATCTTCCTTCCAGTTGCGTCGAATTGACAGGATGGTGCCATCACCTTTGAGCATGGTCACGACGTACGGCAGGGCGATGCCCGTTGGCTCGCCGTCCGCGTCTTTGTCCTCGTAGCCCGGCAAGTACAAGTCCACGTGGCACTCGTAAATCTCGTAGCGCTCGTCGTTGATGTCGTTGAAGCCAGTCTCTTTGTCCTTGGCCTTCTTGATGTCGTTGGTTTCTTTGGTGGGCTCAGACAGCTCCACCTCCAAGTAGAAGCCAGCCTTCTGCAACTTGATGAGTTCGTTCTCTGTCTTGCGCATGCGGTGCGTGACGCGGTAGCACGACTGGATGTCCGCGGTGCCATACGGCAAGATCATGTCCTCGGCCGGCAAGAAGATCGACACCTGACGGTCAAGGCTTGGGTCGAAGTAGACCTTCTTGAACGCAGAGCCGGTGGCCGGCAGTGACCACAGCATGCGCTCATGCTCAGGGCGGAACTCGACCATGGTCTCAGTCAACTGGTAGTTCATGTCGTCTTGAACGCGAACGGCGGCTTCTTGCTTCTGAGGCGTCTCTTTGCCAAGAATCTTGGTGCGCACGGGGCCTTGGGCTGGGAACGTCTCGGTGATGGTCTCCGATTGGAAGCGCACCACAGCCTCGGTAATCATCGGGTGGAAGACGCCGCAGGCGCCGTTCCAAGGCTCTGTGCGCTCCTCGTATTGCAAACCCAAGAGCTTGATGCCCTCCACGTAGGCTTTCTCCCAGTCCTTGCGGGAGGCGAGGTCGTTGTCGATGTCAGAGATCAGGTCGCCAGACAGTGTCTCCAAGGCACCTTGGTCTACAAACTCGGCGAGGTTGGCATCGAAGTCTTCGTCAGCGTAACCGCTGCCTTCACCGGGGATGAGGTCAATCTCCATACCGTCGATGCCGATCTTTACTTCCTCGGGGTCGATGATCTCGATCTCAATCGGTTGCTCGTCCTGCGCGAGTTCTTCGAGACCTTGAGGCTGCTGGAACAGCGCCTTGTCAATATTGGTGGCCATGTGCTAAATCTTTCCTAGTAGTACGCGTGAGTTTTGCGTTTGAAGAATGTCGGTTCGTCACGCTCGTCGGAGTCCAACGGAATGAAACCACCCTGCCTGAAACGCAGCAATGCTTGGGATGTCGTGTCCACGTAGTCGTCGTGCT